CAGCTGGCGCCGGGCCCAGGGGGCAACCTGCCGCAGCAGACCTTCGAAGAACGCGTCCAGTTCTTCCTGCGTGAAATGTCGGGGAAAGCGGACGATCTCGTCAGTGTCGATCTGGTAATAGGTCAGCCGGACATCCAGCCGGGGCAGGCCCTGCTGTTTGGCATAGATGGCCCCGTAGACCATCCCCTGTGCCCAGTGGCAGGGGTTGACGTCTTCCTGAATTTCGTCCGTGGGGATGGCGGTGGTTTTGATCTCGTCGATGACGGTCACGCCGTCCTCGCTCTGGAAAATGCCGTCGGCCCGGCCCTCGATGGTGAACGGGATGCCGTCCACCTCCCGGGTTTCGGAGAGGAAGACTTCCGCCTGATAGCCCTCCCCGGCGGCCTTTTGAAGCTTGCGGTGGATGCGGGCCCCCTCGTTGGCCCGGTCGAACCCCGCAAAGCGGCTGTCGATGCTGCCCGTCCGTAATAAAAACTCTACCAGCTCCCGCACTGAGAGCTTTACTTCAGCCATCCTGTTTTCCTCTTACAACAACATAACATCTGCTGCAAAGCAGCAAATCAGCGAAGCTGGAAAATTTGGACAGAGATCTTCACGCGAATGCGTGAATCTCCCAAATTTTTCAGTGTAGCAAACACAAATGGGGTTATTAGGGGCGAGCAGCCCCTGATTCGTGCCCACGCCTCGAAAAAGCGGTGCTTTTCTGGTACTCTTTTGGCACGCAAAAGAGTACAAACATTCAGCTGTTCAACTGCTTCATGATACTCTTCACTTCCTCACTCGAGTACCCCTCTTTCAGCAGCTCGTTCCGGATGGCGCTGTCGCTCCGCCCCTGGCTGCGCAGGCGCGCCGCGCTGTAAGGCACCAGCGTCCCGCTGGAAACACCGCTCTTCCCGGCCGTCAGCCCGCTGCCGGAAAGACCGCTCTCCGCCTTGGCGCTGGCATTCGTACCAGCCTGCCGGGCACTCTGGGCCGCTTTCGACTGCTTGAGCGCCCACTCGCCCTTGGCAATGTCCAGCTTCTCCGAGGCAAGATCGTTGCGGAACTGCTGCTGGCGCAGCGTGTCCTGATACTCCCGTTCGGCCAGCTCGTTTTTATATTGCTGCTGGGTCAGGCTGTCCTGCCGCTGCAGCTCCTTCATCTGCTGCTCCCAGGCGGTATCGGCCCGGCTGTCCGCATAGGCCCGCTCACTGGCCGCCCGGTTATAGCGGCTGTTGGCCAGATTGCCCGCCAGCGTGCCCAGGCCCGTGGTGCCCGTGATGGCCAGCTGGACCACATCGCCCAGGAAGCCCAGCACTTTCATGGTGCGGTTGAATTTTTCCTGCTTCCGGCTGGCGGCCTGTTGAGGAATTCGACGACACGCTCTCGGAGATCGACAACACGCTTGCGCTCGGTGCGATGCCATACGGCCTTGCTTCCGCTCTTCTGACGGACGAGAACCCGGAGGCATCCGACCGGTTCAAGCGGCGCTACAACGAGATCGTGACGATGCACAAGGCAAACGCGCAGTGCAGCATGGGCACGGTCGAGGACGTGTACGGCGGCATCGAGTATAGCGAGTTTGGGAGCTGGTGACACGCATGAACGAAAAGATCGTCGGAATCCAGAAATGGCTCGGCATCAATCAGGCTGGCAGCGACGACACAAGCCTGAAACTCGGTGAGGCATCCGAAATGCGCAACTGGCGCGTGACGCAGGACGGCGCGCTGCGAAAGCGCCCCGGTATGAAAGCCGTGCATACGTTTCCCGGAGAAATTCAGGGGACATGGTGCGGCTATGTCGGCGGAGAATATGTGCAGGTAGCGGCCGCGGCCGGGAAGCTGTGGAAAATTGGGTTTCCAGCCACTACGGCGGTCTCAGAGCTGGGAGCGCTCGCCGACGCACACACGGAGTTTTTCGGGTTCCGGGAAAAACTCTACATCCTCAACGGCACGCAGTACAAGGTGTTTGACGGCTACACGCTCGACGATGTGACAGGGTACGTCCCGACCGTGCTTGTGGGCGTGGGCGCGGACGGCAGCGGCACGGAACTGGAACAAATCAACAAGCTATCCAGCAAGCGAAAATACCGCATTGCTACGGACGGAAAGTCCACGGTGTATGTATGCCCGGAAAGTGGAGCGCTGTCTGTGAGCGTGAAAAACAGGGCAACAGGCGCAGCACTGGTGGCCGGTACGGACTATACGTTTGCAGAAGGCAAGATCACATTTACGAGCGCGCCCCCTGCCGGCGCGGATGTGTACGAAGTGGAATACACCGTTGCGTCTGATGATTCCGGCACGGTCAGGGCAATGAAGTTTGCAGAGCTTTACAACGGCACAACGGACAACCGCGTGTTCCTCTACGGTGACGGCAGCAACAAGGCGCTGTACTCCGGGCTGGACATTGACGGCAATCCGACCGCAGAATACTTCCCAGACATGAATGTGCTGGACATCGGCGACGAGAACACGCCGATCACGGCGATGATTCGCCACTATTCCCGACTGCTGGCGTTTAAAGAGGATTCCGCATACTCCGTGCAGTACGGCACGGTGACGAACGCAGAGGGCAAAATCCTCCCTGCGTTTTACTGGACGCAGGTGAACAAGGCCATCGGCAATATTGCTCCCGGTCAGGTGCGGCTTGTGGACAACAGCCCTTACGCCCTGTTTGGGGAAAGCATCTACACATGGAAAAACAACAGCAGCTATTCCAGTAACCTGACGATCGACGAGCGGCAGGCAAAGCGCATTTCCGACCGCGTGTGGAAAGCGTTGCAAGACTTTGACCTACGTCAGGCGTATTGCTGGGATGACAACGACCGCAAAGAATGGTACTGCGTATATGGTGACACGGCCATTGTGCACAACTACGGTCTCAATGTGTGGTATCTGTACACGAACTTCCCTGTCAAGCACTTTTACCGTGTATACGGCAGGCTGCTCGGCGCGCGCGGCAACACGCTTGTGGAGATTTCAAACGCATTCCGCAGCGACTGCGGCGAAGCAATCGACGCACGCTGGGAGAGCGGCAATATGCACTTCGGCGCGGATTTTATGCGCAAATACTCCGCCATGCTGTGGATCGGTCTCGTGCCGACGTACGCCGGGTCGATGACCGTGACGGTCATGACAGACCGGAAAGCGGACTTCTCAAAGAAGCTGGTTTTCCGCAACAGCGCAGCGTTTGACCACGCGAATTTTGCGCACTGGTCGTTTAATACGAACAAGCGCCCGTATATGACGCGGCTGAAACTGAAAGCAAAGAAATTTACATACTACAAGCTCATCCTGACGAACGATGATGCGGACACGACGGCGACGGTCACAAGCGCCGACATCCGCGTGCGGTTCACGGGATATGTGCGATAGGAGGGTAAAACAAATGGCACTTCCGACGTGCAACGAGGACATGAACATTATCTCCAAGCTCGACGACGAGCCGAACGACGTTGGCGGCCTGTCCGCTGCGTCCCTGAAAGCAAAGTTTGACCTCGCTGGAAACCTGCTGAAAAAGGCGCTGAACGATCTGGTCGCGGCGCTCGGCGGTGAAAGCGCAGCAAAATGCATCGGTTTTGTCGCGACAGAGGCGGTGAACAAAACCAACGTGCAGGAAGCGATCGAGAACGTGCAGGCGCAGATCGCCGATGTGACGCAGGGCGGCATTGCGGACGGGGCTGTGACTACGGACAAACTCGCGGACGGGGCTGTGACTACGGAAAAGATCGCGAATGGCGCGGTGACTTATCACCAGATTGCCAACGAAACGATTGGTAGTCCGGAATTGGCGAATAATGCGGTCGCGGCGAGCAAAATCGCCTCGAGCGCCGTGCAGGAGCGGCATATTTTCAACGGCGCTGTTACGGAGAGCAAACTCGCGGGGGAGAGTGTAACTCAGGCGAAAATCGCGACTGCCGCAGTCACCAGCAACAAGATCGCGATGCGCGCTGTGACGAAGGACAAGATCGCTGACGGAGCCGTGACGGAGGAGAAACTCGCAAGTAACGCTCTGGACAGTGTGCTGAATGCCTATTTCCTGAAAGTGTACCCGGTTGGCGCGTTTTACTTTTCTGCGTCCAGCGACAACCCGGCAACGCTGTTCGGTGGCACATGGACGCAGATCAAAGACACGTTCATCTTGGCGGCAGGTACGAAATACAAAGCGGGCACGACCGGGGGCGAAGCGACACACACGCTGACAGCGCCAGAGATGCCAAACCACTACCATGACGAGTATGTCGGCAACGACGGCGGCGACAGCAGCGCACCGAGCGGCTATATCGGCTGGCCGAGTATTAGCTCCGTCAACGACAAAACGTGGTTTGCAAAGTTGGCGAAAACAAGCGGCGCGGGCGGCGGTGCGGCTCACAACAATATGCCGCCATATCTGGCGGCATATGTCTGGCAGCGCACGGCGTAACCGGGGCTTGGGAAGTATGAGGTGATGATATGGCATATATCAAACGCGGTGAGGCAAAGACCGTTCCCGTGCGCGTGAAATTCAACGATATGGACGTGTTCCCACTTGGCAACGTGGATGAGATCGCGTTCAAGTTAGGCGACAGTGTGCGCAAGACGTGGCCGGACGCGGTGCGGTACGACACCGCAAATGACCGGTTTTTGTTGACGTTGACGCAGGAAGACACGCTGTCCCTCGACGTGGGGCAGGCGGAGCTGGAGATCACCTGCAACTTCAAGGGCGTGGGCAATATCATTAAGCCGAAGAAAAACCCGAAAATTAAGGTGCTGGACTGCACGGACGAGGAGCTGATGGAATGAGCGACAGAATCGAAGCCGAGAGCCTCGATGTGTTTGGAGAAGAGGTAGACGCAGCTGTTGATACGCCGTTTGTTGTGATTAAAGGCCCAAAGGGCGACCCCGGCGCCGCGGGGAAGGACGGCCACAGCCCGGTGGTAACGGCCACCAAGTCCGGCAAGACAACGACAATCAGCGCGGACGGGACGGCCATTGCCACGGTCGAGGATGGCGCAGATGGTGCGCCGGGAAAAGACGGCGCTGACGGGCAAAATGGTGCGCCTGGTGCTAAAGGCAAGGACGGCGTCACGCCGACGATCGGATCAAACGGAAACTGGTATCTCGGCGCGACCGCGCCCGGCAAGCCGTCACGCGGAGAGACTGGACCGCAAGGCACA